TTTTGTTAGTGCAGCTAAGTCACTAAGTCTGTTTTTTCGAGCTGCCTGTGTTTGATTAAAAGCAGCTATATTATCTGTAAAAAATTGACGGCGATCTTTGATGTTCTCATTGATCTGCTCGTTCATAGCCTTAACTAAATCAGGTTCTGTCTCTGTATAGTTAAGCTCGTCCATGGTAAAGGGGGCGGCTTCCTGTCTACCTAGGGATTCAAAATAAGATGATGACATAATTTATCCGTCCAAGAAAGTCATATTAAAACCACTATATATACTAGCAAGCGAACTTGCAATACCTAATGCACCACTCAGTCTATCACTCGGTGGCATCAATACAGGTGCTCCATACTCTGGTAAGAGACCTAGGTTGTTTCGTACTTTGGCTTGTTGGTTTTGCATCTGTGTCAGCCTTGCTCGGTAACGTCGTTGCATGTTCGGTCCAAACTCATAAGCTACTGCGTTGTCAAGAGCTCCTTTCATAGCTGTAATCTCTCGCAGTCCTGTTGTTCTTCTTCTAGCTCTACCGCCTTCATCAACAGTCTGTTTACCTTTTAGATACTTAATGTACCCTTTTTCGTACTGTCTTCGAGCTTTACCCTGTACATACAAGGCTCTCTGGTAGTCGTTGCTAATGGCTTTACTGTAGCCCATAGCAGTTCTCTGCATACCACGTTCAGCAGAAGTTTCTCTGTTAAAATATTTTAGTGAATCGGAGCGATACTTAGCATCTTTCTCCATCCATCGTTGCTTGGCAGCATGTCTTGCTGAAGCATTAGCGTCTACGCACACGGCAAAATTCTATAAATTGTAAATTGTTTGGTCCCCAGTTAACTTTACGTAAAAACTTGAACCCTAAAAACTTTAATAGTTTTAGATGCACTGTATTTCTACAGTCTACTATGTTCCACAAAAGATCCTCTGTACGGCTATCGACATACCGCTTGGCTTCTCTCGCAAAGGTGATTGGATAACGATGTATCTCTGATGTACATAACATCCAGATTGTACCGCCATCTCCTACTCCGGCTAGTCCGGCAGTCTTGCCGTCTGGTACTGTGAAATACACAGCAGAGCCTTCCTGAGCAACCATAGGTAGAAAGACCATAGGATCTATCCCATGACCCTCTGTGACCTCTCTGAGGTCGTCTGGACGTAGGTTGGAGGCCACCTCTATGGCAGCCTCAGTTGTGATTGGGTGTATATAATTAGGCACGTTTGTAAAACATTGGTGAAAAGTCGCCTTCCCATGCCATAGCTCTTAGGGTAGCTGGAGCTGGGTGACTTGATTTAAGTTTAATATCTACGTTTTTATTCTTTTCGTAGACAGGTATAGTTTTAATATACTCTTCTAAGTATGGTGCATCTGACACCTCATACTCATCTAACAGTGATGATTCATATATTTCTGTGTAATCATCTTTTCCTAGGCGTGTTAGCGTCGTTTCGTATAGACCTATCTTACCAAAATGTAATTTAAGTCTATGTACAATAAGTGAGGAATTGACATCTGAAAAAGATCTTTCTCCCTGTACTTTTGTAGGATATATTCTAGGAAACTCTACTAGATACTCGTATAAATAACCTATCTGTAAGGTTACACCAGACCAGTCTCCCGGAACTGTAAAGCTAGTAGTGCTTGTAGCTGTAGTTTTTGCATACCTACCTATTCTAGCAGCGTTAGAATCTATGTCAATAAGTACTAAATCGTAGTTAGGTGTAGTTACATTAGGCATCCAACTTACACTAGAAAATGTAGTTAAGTTTGTAGATGAACTATAGCTACCACCACTGATTGTAGTATGGTTATCAATATGTATCTGATACCCTACGTCATCTTGTGTAAAACTAGGGTCCGTATCTGACTGTATAAGTTTAATACTTTGTAAGAAGTTATCTGTATCTATAAAGAAATACTCATCGTTAATAATAAAATGATACAGTAATGGATTGTTTAACTTCCATTTAAACCATGCTTGTTGCTGTCTTTTATCACCTATAGATAAATACTTGTAACCAAACACAGTATCAGAGCTTGTTTTACCTATTAATATCAAAGAGTTTTCTCTGGAATTGGTAAGTAAATCCAAATTTTTAGGCAATAATGTGGGGACTAGTTTGCTAATTTCTATTACATCTGGCTCCCCTTCTCTTGCTGTGTTAGCCATTTCATTCATACGACTAAACTTACCAGAGTTGTCAAGGTAAGATATAGTTGTACCTAACGAAATTGGAGGTATATTTTTATTATAGTTATATGTAGATACACTTCGTAACTTAGCTGTATCAGGGTTTAGTACTGTATCATCTGATGCTAGTAAAAATTGCTGGTTTGTACTAAATACAAGTAGTCCAGCATTGATTTCTATACCATCAAATATATCAGATGGAAACATAGATGCAGCAGATATGTCAATAGGGTCACTAGCTGATACGGTCAGGGCTGATTCAATAAAGAAGTCAGGGGTTCCTAGCGTACCCGGTCTAGATAGTATAACATTCTCGCCTGCTAGTAAAGCTATTCTATTACGGAAAAACAATACTTTATTAACACGTTTACCTACAAACGTAGGCATAGGATTAGTGTTAGTATCTCCTACTCGTCTTGTCTGGTATGTAAACTGTTTAACAGTAAAGGTAGTAGTAGCTGTACGTTGTATAACCAACGGCATGTTAGTTAATGTATCAGTTATACCCGGTACTGGACATTCACTCCAAGAACCAGCACCATCTAAATTATTTTCTCCAGAAAATCTGAGGTAGTAATCATCTTCATCTGACATTCTAGCATTAGATACTTTAACTACATACCCATGTCTGCACTGGTTTGGAAGTCTTGTTACATCATTAACTGATGTTTGAAAAACTCGCATAAGATCTTCTTCTGCCACTTCTACGTTAAACGCAGAGGAGCTGGAAAGATATATACCCGGTCCTATAACCTTAGCAGTTATACCAGCTGGTAACTGTGCTGTTATACCAGCTAATATAGTATCAGCTGTAACTGCTGTGTCTGAATCAAAAGGTGTAGGAGCTGGACGTATAAGACCGTCTCCATTGTTTGTTAGTGTAGCTTTAAGAGTAGTAGTTTCTATTTCTGTTACAGTAATATCTAGATACGCCTGAGCATCAGAACTGTTAGCTTCCGAAGCGGACGCTGGAATAACACGTACAACATCTCCGACATCCCATCCTTCACCGCCATGTAGTAATACAACTTCTAAACTGTAGCTACATCTGTAGTTTTGTCCACCAGCTCCGTTGCTATTAGCACTGTAGTTAGGGCTAACACCTTGCTGACCTAAAGCTGTGCAGCGAAATGTTAAGTTATCTTTACCTGTAGTAATTACAGTACCGCTGCTGTTTTTTACATTTGTAATGTTTTCTGATGAACTATAACTACCTTTAGCTGTTACAGCAAAAACCTCAGTACCTATACCGGGGCAGTGACCTGAGCCGTCAGACTCATCGTAGCTGTTACCTGTGATTTTAACTTTAGTAGCTCGTTTAAGTGTAGTTAAATTACCTGTTGAGGTAGAGTCAAATATATTGATTCCATATTGTCTTCCGTTTTCTGTACGTATAAGTTCAATCATAGCACAGTGAGCTTCTGGTCTGTCAGCTGTAGTACCAGTCTCTCCTATTAAAGTATTAGAGTTAGTACTATCACGACTGCTAACAAAGGTAGTGTCGTTGATAGTAAGGAATTGTAAGTTCTCTGGTTCACTTGTTGCTAAATAGTTTTGTATTGCGGTCTGCCCACCAGTTCCGTAAGCTGTAGTCATTTGTGTACCGTCGCTGCATCGCCATACTCTGACTTGTCCGTCAGCTGCGACTTGACCTACGTAAGATCCTTCTGACTCATCACGAAAGTAATGAAACCAAGAACCACCACTTTGTACATTAGTCAGAGGAGCAGTTCCTATACGTTTACTTCCCGGTCTTTTATATAGTCCAAGTGTTACGTCAGGAATAGCATTTACTACATCCCTAACCTGACCTTGAAACTTTAAATGATCGGGCTGCTCTGAGATTCCCGAGACAAAGCTGGGAATAGTTTGTGTAATGCCTGCCATTATCTTCTAAGGTTTCTCCATGGTTGATATGTTTGATATGCAGTCTCATCTTCAAAGCCAAACATACTATGATTACCTTGATTACATTCGTACTCTAAAAGACTTGCACGACTTAATGCTTCTTGAGACCCTAGAAGTTGTACTAGCTGTGGGTTAGCTACAAGTTGAGTAGCAGCTACTCTAGATGCACGATATGTAATATGCCTTTTAAATACAGGAGGTAAGTCTTCAAAGTTATATACTCTAATAACATCTAGTTCTATAGATGTACCCATGTCAGTAAAGACATCAGTGTGTTTAATTTTATCATACAAAAATCCACCACGTCTTACAAAGTTGTAGTGACTTCTGCTCCAGTTATCTGGTAAATCTATTTTAACTATGTCAGCTGATATAGCTATTTTGTTAGTAGTAGTATCTTTGCTAAATGTTACATGACGCTCTCTGTTAAAGTGCCAGCCTTCTGACTGTACGTCTACATTCGCATCACGTAGTAAGTTATATATAAATTGTATTTCTGGGTTAGCGTTTGTTATAACTCCAGTGGACGGATCTTTTAATTGTGATATAGGTGCTTGTCCGATAGCTCCCAGTATTGAGTTAACTGCGGATAGTTCGGTATCGGTTTCAATAGTTGTGGTAGCCATAAGAAAAAAAGGGAGCCGAAGCCCCCGTATAAAAAATAAAATAGAGATTAAGCGTTCTCTGGATATGTAGCACCAAATGCAGCGTTACCTGTAGAACCTACAGCAGCACCAGCAATTAGTTCAACACAGCAAGCAGGGTTTAAGAAATCTGCTCCCATTGCTAAACGTCCAAGGATTACATCACCTTGGTATACAACTGAAACGTCTCCAGAAGTTACTTGAACCTGTGGTCCAATAGCTTCTACAACTCCAGCACCTTCCTTTTGGAAGATTAAACCACAGCTGTTAGCAAAGTCAGATGTATTACCATAGTTATTGTTAATACCTGTTACAGAAGCTCTACCGTCTTCTGCTCCTTCACCAATAAATGAACCTACGTTTCCGGGACTTGTGATACCGGGGTTAGTTGCAGATGCAGAACCGTACTTAGTACCGTAGTTTCCGAAGAATGGAATGTTCATTGACTTGAAGATCTTAATGCCTGCAATTTCAATGATGCCGTTTCCAGACTGTAGTGCATCACCAGACTCGTCTCTGTTGATAAGACCACTAGAACCAACGTTTTGTATTAGTTCGTAGTACTGTCTTGGGTTCAACACAGCTACTCTACCTTCATTAGAAACTCCTTTCTCATCTAGTGCAGCGGCTGCATCGTAGAAAGCGTTTATTAGTGAAGCTGGTACATAAGCATCAGATGCTTGGTTGTTTGCACCTACTCTGATCTGTGTTCCACCGGGCTCAACAAAGCCTGACTTAGTGATTGGTGAAGCAACTCTAGCTCCCTTCGCAATTTGACGGAAGATGAGTCT